GCGAAACATAACCACCGTCATCAACCATGCCGCCATCCGCATACTGATACCCACCTTGAGGAGCGTAATACTGATAGCGTGGCATAGCGCCCTCTACAGCCTCTGGTGTCTCTTCAAAAGGAGATGGCATCAAGCTTTCTTGCTTGGGAGTAGCAAATACACTTTCGCCCCCAATGTCGTACATATAATCAATCTCTGCAACTGGAGGCGGCTTGACTAATACGGTTTGAGTCTGAGCCATTAACCCGGCAGCTTGCTCGCGCTTTCTTTGTTTATCCTCTTCTGTGTCTTCAGATGATCCACCGCCCGGAGGGTAGATATCGTTAATACTACCGCCGGGAGAAGTGCCACCGGGAGGATAAACACCACCACCGGGAGGAATACCACCAATAGGCATATCTGGTTGATATGGACGCATTTCGTCTATGGGAGGCTTTATTTCGGGGAGATTAAACCCGGGAGGCAGGTTGCTGATGATCTTATTAAATAGCTCTCTATCTTCGTCAGTACCTTTGCCGTTATATATCTGTCTTGCCGCATCAAGAAAATCAAGCGGATCTGTCCCAGAATATATATCACTAACAGTTTGACTACCTGCTGGCTGAACCCCTGTCGCAGAGACAAGATCATCAAACGACATATCTCCACCAGCGCTAGAAATATCGCCCGTGAATTGACCGCCGGATTCTTTTGTCGCATCAAGAAAGCTACCAATACCTTCCTCACTATTACCAATATTAATGATATCGCCAAACTCTTCGCCAAAATCAAAAAAGTTTGTAGGCTTATTTAAATAATTTAAACTGGAATCAAAAGCTTGAAACTCTTCGAACCCAGATCCAGCATCAGGAGACAGCCCGCTTAAAACACCAGCGGTAACGGCGCTAATAGCACCACTCTTTAATCCGTCTACGAGCGAGTCTTCAAAGCTCTTGCCGGAAAGCAAGCCTTTACCAATAGTCGTCAATCCGCCATAAATACCCGCAGCGCCCGCAGTACTCGCAGCGCCCGCAGCGCCCGCAGCAGCAAGACCCGCAGATAGGTAGGGTAAAGCAAAAGGTGCAAATCCAGCGGCTGCTAAGACAGCTATTTTTGCTAATCCACCTTCACCAAAAAACCCTCCTTTATCTTTAAAGTACGGGTCCATGAACGAAGCGTATTCAGCGCCACCACCGCCTTCCATTGGAGCAAACTTATTACCACCATATTCGAATTCGGTTACAAGAGCACCAGCCAAAGAATCAAACGCTGTTCCAACAGGCTTAACATCGCTTGCTTTAGCCCAATTACCGGTCAGACGATCTACAAATTCAGTTAAGTTACCTTTTGCGTCAAACCTTCTATACGGCTCACCATCGGCATTTAAAAGCTCGTAGGGTCTGCCAATCGCTTGACCAAATCCTTTGCCGAAAGAACGCTCGGCTATTTTAGAAATATTTTGATTTAACGATCCGGCAGGAAAATTGTATCCGGCGTTTGGCATTGCTGCTCTGCCGCCAAGATAATTGTTAGCCTCATTACCGCCAACAGGGTAATCACGACCCTCAATAAAAGCAGCGTCTCTAGCCATGGGGCTTGCGTTAGCTTGTCCGGTTTTAAAACTTGCTAACACAGACTCACCAGCATCTCCACCGCCACCAATTGCGCCATATTGGTTGTATCCAGTCTTTTTTACACTAGACACAAACTGACCGCTTGGATCAACCAAAACAGTCTCGGGCGCATCAACAGTGCCGATATTTATAACCTCATAACCACCACCCCCCGTAGGAGCTGTGGGCAGCGTAGTCTCTTGAGCGACTTGCTGATACGCAGAAGATTGTGCTTCGTTATGGCTAAGCCCCGCATCACGCGCAGCATAGTACAGATCCATAATCCGAAGGTCTTCTTCACTTGCTTCGTATCCGCTATCGCCGCTCATACTTTTACCTTTAGTACATTACTTGCCGTAGTATCTCTATACACATCACCCACACGCAAATTTGCAAGGTCTACTTGTGTTGGTAACGTATTTATATCAATATTTAATTTTGCAATACTAATAGGTTGCACCGCATCAATTTGCTGAAAGAACAAGTTAAGGACGTTTACTAACGAGTCAAAATACGGCTTGTTATAGTTAGCCGGTGGACGTGGTGGGCTTGGCGGCGCACGGTTAGAAAACAGCCCCATTACCCCCTCCTGCCGTCTTGTTTAACATCAACACGAGTAGCACCTGCCTGCCATGCCGTACCTAGCTGATCTGACTCATAGCGCAAAATAAACTGACGACCACGAACTCGAATAAACACTTGACCCGTAAACTCTTCAATCGGTGCTTGAGCAATCCTAACTACCGGCGCGAAAGCGTCACCTCCCAGTGAAGGCGGGCTATTAAACCCAGAACCGGAGTTCTTCATAGGCTTAATGGTAAGGGTAAGCTGTGGGGTTAACGCGCCTGTAGAGGCTCTAAACGTAACGTCAGGCAATACACGCCGAATAAACGTAAAGTAATCGCCGTCACCAACGTCCCATTCGGCTGTTTCAATATAGGCATTGATAGGCTCTGGAGTGGTTGTTACCGCATCATCGACACCTAGCTCGTGGTTAACCAAGTTATAACTATAAGTGGCTGCAACAGGATAATCGCTTACATCTGCACCAACCCAAGCGGTACGACCCAGTGTGCCGTAATACCAAATATCTTCTATATAGTTATAAATAACATACTTATCTACAGCCGTTGAATCAGCCGAACAATAGAACCACCAAACCTCATTAAAGGCTTCGTTAACTCCGCTAAACGCTTGATAGTTTTGGGACAAGTTAATGTCTGAAAATACATATTGGCGCAAGTCGCAACGCAACGTAGAAACACTACCGTCGTATTTATAGAACTTGTCTATACCCATCCAATACGTTACACCCGCAGCCACGCTTACGGCATTCGGGCCAATAATGGATATACCGTCTGCCAATAATGATGCACCCCAAACGGCGGGAGGACCAAGATATTGAAGACTATATACAGAAGAATCTGTGAAAACTATAATTTCTTGGCGAGTTTGCACTGCGGAAACAATCTCTGAGCCATGAGAAAGAATCAAACTACCCGCTTGGTTTGTTGTGGCTGGCGTCCAATTTATTGCATTTTCTTGATCTGACCAACGGATTAGCATTGGGTTTTGAGTTCCAACGCCTATTTCATTAGACCCAAAAGCCAACACAAATCTAGATACATCAGAAACCATAATAAGGTTTTGTTTTGTTGGAACATCCGTTGCACCTACTAAAGACGATAAAAGAACACCCCTAGTAGTCAGTCCTGTTCCTGCATCCCAATAGTAAATTGGTCCACCACGAGGAGCAAATATTAAGTCTTCACCAAAGTTACTCTGTGACCATATCCGCAAAGAGTTAGTAGATGCTGTTCCAACGCCCCAAGTGCCTGACCCCCAAGTGCTTGAACCCCATCCAACGAGCGGTATTTGGATCTCTGGACCTACGTTAATTTGATACGCCGCTACCGTTGATGCGCCACCGTTGCCCGTATCGCTTGCATTGGCTAAGGTCGTGACGTTGATTGTGTAAGTATTAACTGTGGGTACAGAAACAATTTGATATTCTTTATTCAGCACCGTAGCGGTAATGGCTCCGCCCAAAGACACAGCAAGCGTATAAGTCACAAAGTCGCCCACAATACATCCGTGAGCAGCATCAGTAACTGTTAATACCGCTGATCCGTTTGTTGCTGCAAAGGTAGCTGTACCGGTGGTTGTAATTCGAATTGGCGTAATGTCATAGTACACACCACCGTTTTGAATGTAAAACTTTAAGTTTGTACCAACCCCAATAAGGTTAGCGCCACCTAAAGTAATCCAGTTCCATAAAGAACGGCATACGCCCAAGAACGTATAACTAGATATTTGCTGCCATCCTCCAATACTCTCCGGTGTACCGGCGCGGAAACGAATCTTGTCGCACTCATACCAACCTGTTTCTTGTTGGTAACGAGTGTTTTCTCGATTAAGTCCAGATTTCAGTTGGAGTTTGATTAATGGCATATCTAGACCTTACGGAAGATTTCCACCGACAGGGAAGGTTGCACCTACTGGCGCTTGAGTAATAACAGTCGAGCCAACTTTAACATGATCGCCATCAAAGGGTGATTCGTTTAGCGGTCCAAAACA